CCATCGCCGAAGGCGCGCGCCGTATCCTGGACACCAGTGCCGCCAGTCTGCATTTTTCTTATAGCCCGGATAGAGAACTTTTCGCCTACGAGGTGACGGACGGGAAAGAGAGGCTGCGTTTTTACCATCACAATAAACCGGGGCTTCTTCAGCTCTGGCGGCAAGCCATTGGGGAAAAACTCCCTAAAGAGGTTTGGGGAAAGGGACTCTATTTTGTGAAACACCATTGTTGAAGGCTGCATCGATGAAGAAGCGCAACACGTGTTTTTCAAGATCGAGACGGAAGAACTACAGTGGGCTAGTGGTGGAATCTAGATAGAATAAAAAGGGTCGGGTAGGGTGTAACTTATTGTAAAGAGAAAGAAAAAATAGAAAAGATAAAAATCTTGATTTTCGGATGATTTTGGGGAGAAATTGGGGGATATTACGAAAAGAATTAGGGGAAATTCGTTAAAATGTTGGGGTATTTATCCCGCTTCGAAGGCGATTTATTCATCTATCGAAGCCGCTGCAATAGATGCGTCAAATGATCTTCGATGGCATCGACCACCAACTGTTTATCGGATTCGGGAAAGCCGATGAGGGGACGGGCTGGAATGCCGGAATGGGTTACCATCTTGCGGACGATGCCGGCAAAGGCTAGCGCCTTTTTTGTTTTTGGTTTGATTGTGTATGTTTTTCCTTTTGGGCCATGCGTCCCGGTCCCGAAGTGATGCCATTCCGCTTTACGGTCGCTGAAGCCCAACACCAATTCCCCACCTTGCACTTGATAATGGAAGCTTCGCGTCATATCTCCTTTTTCATGGAGAATTCTTGTCGGTTTTTTGTTTTCCTCGGTGCGTTTCGAATCTTCTGAATCTTTCGATTCTTTCGCTTTTTTGGTGAGTTCCGACAATTCCGGCCATTTTTTACCATCGGGCCCTGTCTCGCTGGCGTGGCGCTCTTCGTTTGCAGGTTGCAGGGTTTCCCCGATGCTGGCCATTATCGTATCCGGCGATTGGATGGCGTCACACAAGGCCTCCATGGCGCTTTCCAAATGGTTTAGATCGAAATCGACGGTAAATTGCATGATAGTTTCCTTGATTATTTCTTTTTGAAGGCCAGCTTGCCTTTTTGTATCTTATGGAAAAGCGCGTCGAGATTGTCTTTCGACGTCGCGAAATCAACGGAACCACCCCATCCTTTCTTTCCCCATTCGAACGCGACCGCCGCGTATTCGCTGCTTCCCTCGATTTCCAACGCCTTCAAGTAGCGCCGCTTGAGTTGCCAGCGTCTGCGTCCGCCTTCATCCTGCTCCCAGTTCCACCATACCTCATCGGGCGCTTCGAGCGCGTCGGCGAATAGCAGGAGATGCGCGATCCTTTCGTTACCTTCCGCCCCGGCGAGCCATGCGAAATCGCCTTTTCCATCCTGGAATAATGCCTTATCAATGGCTATATGGGTTCCTGTCGCATCCTTGAATACGGCGCCATTTTCCATATCCGCCCCGAATTTCGTCAGGAACCCGGCTACCGCTTTCTCGGGCGGCGTATCTTTGGGCAGCAGCGCATCCTTCGGAATCCGTGTCGGTTTCGGCATGTCTGGCGGGGTGAATCCTTTTGGCCATGGTCCCGCGCGTTTTTTTATGGCGCCAGATCCTTGAATGGGGGGTACGGCATGGGGTTCCAGCCAGGCTTTTCCGGGATTGAAACCGAACCCCGGATCGATCCCTATGGGGGTGCGGACGACACGGGGCTCACCGGACATCTGGCCGACTGTTATCTCCTCCCACTCGACCTCCGGCGTATCCGGTCCCTCCTTGCCATGTTTTTTCCATTCCCGTTCCGCCTCCTGCCGAGATAGGGCGTCTACTTTACATTTACACAGGAATCCGTTTTGCGGAAAGTGAGTATTCCACCAGGGATCATCCGCCGCCACCACCCGGCCATCCCAGCCTTGATGAATCGGGCGCGGATTTTCGAAGCTGGTATGCCGATAGCGCCAGTATGGCCGCAACGCCTTTAGCGCCACCATCTGCCGATAGCGCCCGGCGTTATATGACTGCGTGACGTTGGTATCCCAGATCAAGCGGCTGCGCCATTCCGGCTTTCCCGTATGAGACCAGCCGTATTTTCCCTTGATACTATCGAAACGCTGGTGGAAATCCGCCCATCCCTCGCCCTTGTCTCTGGCATCGGCGACCGCGTTATAGAGATCCTCCAGCATAGCGGTTTGCGTTGCCCCGGACACCACGAAGGCCTTGTGCCGATGGGTCTCTTCCATCTTTCGGAATGCCCCCTGCGTCATGGGAACCTTCGTTTTGTAGTGGTCGATGGCCTCCCGAAAGGGTAGATTCGCGACGGATTCAGGCATGATTATTCCCTCCCAATCTCGGCTCGCCCCGCCAATTCCGCCGCCATTGTTCCCAGGGCGATATCCTCCGCGAGATCCGCGAAAGCCGAATCATTCATCGCCAGATCCGCGATGCCGGAAAGCGCTGCATCGTATCCCCCGGCATCGCGCGCGATCACGCTTATCTTTTCCAGCAGCGCCCGCTCGCGGGCGGCGGACAATTGCGCCAATCTCGCGGCGAACGCCTCCGGCGCTCCCGTCTCTTGTCCCTTGTTCGCCAGCGCCGCCATGGCGAGAAGATGAGAGAGCCCCGCCTTGGCGTCTTTCTCCTTTGGCTTTTGCGTATTCTGATCCCCGCCCGGCGCCCGCAACAGGATGGCGCCCTTATCGGCTTTCGGGATCTGGGTGGCTTTATGCGCCCAGTCCCTGTCGATCTCCATGCCGAGCGCCGCCGCGTCGCCGAGCGCCTGCACGATCTTCTGGATATCGACGGTTTCATCCGTATTGAACTTGAATCGCGGGCATCTATCGGCGGGAAACATGCCATTGATAAGCGCAATCGGACGGATCAATTGCTCCGTTACCGTCGGCTCGATCTGGTGTGTATCGTGCAGCTTGATCCTCTCGCTCGCCTTCTCGTGTATCTTGCCCAGGGCATTGGTGGAGGTCTTGCCGTCCGCCTGGCTCGTCAGGGTGCCGCCCAGGATGGCCATGGATTGCTTTAGCTCCCAGTAGCGGATTGCGCTCAGGAAGTCATCCACGCGGCCGGCGCTTTTCGCCTCGATAAAATCGATCTCCATGGTTTTCGGCACGATGCCGGCCCCGTCGTGCCCGATATTGCGCACGGCCTTCAGGAGTGTATTCTTGGCCTCCTTGCCCGTCCCCGCTTCGAATTTCCCCAGGCGCAGCGGTTGCCCGTACACCTCCAGGAAGCGCTGCATATCCTGGATATCGTATGCCTTGTAGGCATAGGTCCAGGCCAGCACGCGGAAGAGGGCCGACTGCTCGATATAGCCGGATTTCGCCCGATGCTCATGTACGATCCAGCCCCATTCCCGCAGGGGCTCCGGGTTGCCGTCCTTTAGCAACATCAGCGCGCCCGTGTCGCGATCCACCTGGAACGCGCGCTGGGGTAGAAAGTGGAGCGCGGCGGGGGTCCATTGGCTCCCGGCGCGCCATTCGATCTCCAGGGCCGTGAAACCCTTGCCGATGGCGTCCGTGAGATCATACAGGGCATTCTCGAAGCGGGGGATATCCGCGAGCAACTCGGATAGTTCGGTGGTTCTGTCGGTCTCGGATTGATTGGCGTCCTTGGGTGGCTGCAATTGCCATTCCAGGCTCGTCACCGCCCGGCGCCGCTTGGAAAGCTCCGCGAAGATATGGGCGTCCTGCTCCTCGATCATCTCGAACAGGGACGCCTGTTCCGTAATCTGTCCGTCATCCGCCGCCAGGAAGGCCCTGGCCAGCCGCGAGGGGTCCAGGGTCCGCACCGATGCGTAATGGAGCGGATGGCTCTGGGTGGAGCGGGCCCCCGCTTGGCGGTCCGTCCTCGGTTTGCGCAAGGCATTGCCGATGCTGTTCAAAAAGGCGCGTGTTTTACCCATCTTACCAGGATTCTCCGTCGTCTTCCCATCCGTCATCGCCCCAGCCGTCATCATCCCCTCCATCGTTCGCCTGCCGGTAGCGCTCGCCTCTGGCGGCGGCATGATACTCGTACGCCGCGCTATGGGTCGTGGCGAGGTTCCATAGTATTTCCAGGGCATCCGGCCCATCGTCGTGGTCCGTCTCCGGCCAGAATTTCAGTTGCGAGATCAGGGTGGATTGGTTATGGCCCAGGCGGATCAGCCCGTTATGCGCATGGGGTTGCAGGCTCTGGATGCGCAGGGTCTTGTCGGTATCCGGCGTCACGGGAACGGCGGGGAAGGCGACGCCTCGTTTCGCGGCCAGCTGGACCATTTGCGTATAGAGGAAATATTGAAACTGCACCGCCTCCACGCCCCACATGATGCAGTGGTATTCCTTTTGCAGCGCGATGGCGCGCTCCATGATCATCTCCGGCGTCCTGCGCGTGATATCCGCCTCCAGCACGTCCAGGATCATCGTGTCCGCATCCAGCCCCCCCACCAGGATGGCGGACGGATCGCCCCCCTTGCCCCGCTTGCCGAGGGACGGGTCGATGGCCCCGAAAAAACGCCATTTCCGATTGCGTTGCGTCCAGTATTGGATATTGCGGAAGGGCGCGTTCTCATCGTTGCCGGGATTGTTTTGCTGTTCTTTTTCGAAGGCTTCATGGCTCGTGGCCCGCAGGCGCATCAGGGAATACAAATCCCGCACCTTCGGCCAGGATAGCCTGGCCCCCGCCGCCATCTCCCTCGCGTGTTTTCGGTGGAACGCATGGGCCTCTTCCGTAAGGCGCGCCTTCTCGTCGTCATCATCGCTCGTCCGGCTATAGAGGGCCTCCCATTCGTCCCAGAGATCCATGCGGTCCGGCCATGTCAGGATGGAGCGGAATACGCGCCGTTGCCAGCCCGGCTTGCGGGAGACGCGATTGATGGCCGCGTCGTAATGCAGGCTCGTGCCGACCCAGAAGATATCCATGCCGCCGCCGGGCGGCCCCAGGCCCACCACGGCGGCCAGCACGAAGTTCTCCACCTTGTCCCGTTGCTCTTTCTTTGCTACGTTCTCGTCGTTTTCCAGATCATCCAGGAAAATAAGATCCGGGCGGTGGGGGCCGTTCTTCATGCCGCGAATCTTCTTGCCGGTGCCCCCGACCCGGATCTTGGCGCCATTCCTGGTGATGGCGGTGGTGGCCTGCCAGACGCGGCCCTGGCCACAGGCGGCGGGGAAATCCATTTGGAGCCGGGGGTTGCTGTCCAGTTCCGCCTGGATGGACGAGAGCATCTCGATGGCCTGTTCCTCGGTATTCATGAAGATGCCGATCATCTTCTTGCGCCCGGTCACGATACACCACAGGGCGCCCAATTGGGTCGCATAGGTGGATTTCGCCTCGCCCCTGGGGGCCTCATGGACCTCCCGGCCATCCTCCGCGCCATCGATGACCGCCGGCATGCGCGCGAACAGGAATTCATGGAAACGGGAGAGATGCGGCGTGGGCGCGTAGTGGGGAAAGTAGGTGGTGGCGAAGGATTGATAATCCCCCTGGACGCGCGCGGCGCGCGCCCGGCTCGCCTTCTTGTCGACGGCAAACGCCGCGCATTCCAGGGAGATGGCGTCGCGCAGCTCCCGGTTGAACTTCTCGATCTCCCGCTGGAAATCGCGCAGGTTCCTGATATCCGGCAGATCGGCAAGATCCGAAAAGTCAGTTCCCGCATGCATGATGGCGTCTTATCCCAAGGGTTTTAGCGGAGAGGTGGATGCGCGTAGTGATCCACCCTATGTCGAATTGCACGGGCGACCCACGGGTCGCCCCTACGCTATGTCAACCCGTTTCTTAAGAATTGACCAACCAAACATAGAAAACCATATATCGCGCACACTGCGGATATTGTGAGAAAAATGATTTCCCCATAGTGGTTTCGGCATACCTTCAGCAAGGTTCGCTCGAATGTCTCATCTTGTTCATCCGGTCGATTTTGCGCGTCTTTCATGGTCACCCCCTCTTCTCGTAGCGCTTCCCCAGCACGGCGCTGATCCCCTCCAGGTGTTCCTGAAACCTGCCCAGGGTCTCCCTATCATGGGCCTTCAGGTAATCGGCGATCGTCTTCAGAACATCCATCGCCGTCCCGAGCCCGGAAACCTCCGGGATCAGGCGTCCGGCGGATTTGGTGAATTTGGCGTAAGAATCCGAAAGGGAGGCCAGCAGATGCGCCTTTTGCGCGGGGTCGCCATCCTCCTTTGCCTCCAGATCCCGATGCACGAGGAGGAATTGACGGGTGAATCCATCCACGAACTGCTGCTGGAGCGCTCCCGTCCCCTCCTCGCCGATGCGCCAGGCCGCGCGCGCCGTATCCCAATCATCCCCGCGCTCTTTGGCCCTGGCCTTCCAGTCGCGGGCGGTCTCGTAGCTGACGTCGCAGGTCTTGGCGGCGCTGGTGAGGGGCAGCCCCTCGACATAGCGCCGCCGCACCGCGTTCCGGGTCTCTTGGGAATGGACCATGATCAGGAAAACCACCCCTTGAGCGCCGCGGTTATCGCCGCCGCGGTTACGGTTCCCGCCCCGGTCAGCAGCAAGGTGTTCTTTCCCACCTGGCGGCTCATCTTCTTGTCCGCCTGCTCCAGCCTGGTCACCCGATCACCCAGCTTCCCCATCTCATTGCTCGTGGATTCCCGCAGTTTCCCCATGTCCCGCTCCACCTGTTTCTCGAAGCGGTCGAACTTGTTGCCGATGGTGGTTTCCATGCGGTCCATGCGGGCGTTGCTGGCGTTGTCCAGGGCCTGGATTTGGGCATGGATGGCGTTCATCTCCCGGTGCAGGTCCGCCCGCGTTTCGCCAAACAGATCCTTCAGGCCCGACTGCTCCCCCTGCACCTTGCCCAGATCTCCCTGCACCTTGCCCAGGACCCCCATGATCTCGGCGTGTCGCTCCATCTCCCCTTTATAGGTCGTCATCTCTCCCTCCTATCGCGTTTGCGGTTATCCGCGTTTGCGGTTATCCGCGTCCCAGGGCCTGCATCTTGCCGCGATGCCAACTGGCGATGCCCAACACCGGCGCAATCACCGCGAGCAGGGCGGAGCCGCTCGCCAGCATGCCGGGGAGGTGTTGCAGTATTTGCGCATCCCGCCCGCCGAATATCACCCCGAGATAGGCCGCGAGCGCGGCCAGGGCGAACAGCAGGGCCACCGCCCCGAACGAGAAGCCCACGAAGGGCCGCCAGGAATAGGCCGGCCAATGCTCGGATTTGGTCTCCGCGCGCATGGTCTTATTGACCTCATTCGCGTTTTGCGCCGCAAGATGCAGGAATTCCGCCTCGTTTTCCTGCAGCTTCTGGCGGAATTCCCGAATGCGTTCCGGGTTATTCATGATGGTGCTCACCGCCCTCTCCGAATCCGGGATTCCCGTCATGTCGCGGGCGGTATCCAGCACCTTTTCGGCCACCGCCCCGGCCTTGTCCCCGGCCATCCAGCCGATGATCTTGGGGGCGATCTGCGCCAGCCCCATGGCGATCGTGATGGGGTCCATCAGACAAGCCCCTCTTGATAATCGATAACCTGCCCTTTCTCATTGAACAGCGCCGTGTAAACCGATCGCCGCGTCCGTTCCCGATGGAAGCGGATATGCACCCAGCGCCCCTCGTCGATGAGTTTATCGAAGGGGATGTCGCTCCCGGCGATGGTGCGGGCGATCTCGGTGGGCGAGCCGTAATCCGGGCAGATGAAATCCGCGCACTCGCCCAGGGTGTGGCCGGAGCGCCGACGGCCCCCGATCATGGGGTGCGAATTCAGTTCCGGGCAACGGTAGCCGGAGGTGATGGTGATGGGTTTGCCGCCCAGGTGGGCCCGCACCTCCTCCAGGCCCGCCGCCGTCCGGGAGAGGCTTTTTACGATGCGCTTTGGCGGCGTGTTGTCGATGCCCTCCTTAAGGGCGGTGCCGGAGGCGACGAACTCCGCGAGCGCGAAGTGCAGCGTCAGCTTGCCGTCGGTCTTGCGCCGGGTAGCCGCATGGGTTTTTTTCAAGGCGTACTCCTCGTATCGATAGGCGCGCGATGCGCCGGTTGTCTTTATTTTCCGGCGGGCCTCGGGCGAGGCCCGCCTGGGTTTCTTTCGATACGGGAGTCTAGGGCCGCGCGCGGGCGGGGGGGAGAGGGGAAACGTTTCCCCGCTGGTTGGGGGGATGGGGGGCGTGGAAACTATGCGCCACGGTTCGTCAGGCGTTCCCGCGCTGCAAGAACCCGCTTTTTCAATATAAACCATCGGAGGCGCTATGCGAGTATTCCTTTTTATTCTTGGCTTTTTATTTTCCCTGGGCGGCAGCGCCATCCTTGGCGGGGCGGTCTACTTCGTTCGCCACGGGAGTGGTGGTCTGTTTCCCGCCTTTATGCCTTGGTTTCTTTCCCCCGGCCTTTGGTTCGTCATGGGTCTCTTGCTGGTGGCGGGTGGCCTGTGGCTCCTCGCGCCCGATCCCTGGCGCGCCGTCACCCTCTACCAGATCCTGTGGTTCTGCGTGGGGGCGCTGGGCGCGTACCTTATCGGCCAGGGTATCACGAACGCCATATTGTTCGTCAGCGGCGGTGGCATCGCCCAGGTGTTGCTGGGGTTGCCAGCGCTGATCGTGGGCGGTCTCGGGCTGATCATATCCTGGTCCTGGTAAACGGAAGCCGGAACCCAAAAATCCATTTTGTCATAGGAAAAGCCATGTCGATACTTTCATTCATGACCCCAAACAACCCCCCCGAGCCCCCTGCTTTCGTCTGCGAGGATAAGGAGGCGACCCAGGACGCCATCGCCGCATACGGGCGCGCGGAGCGTCGCGTGCAGGAGATCAACGTCGACATCAACCGCCAGGTGGCGGCCCTCTCCGCGCCCTACGAAGGGGAGCTTGCAACCCTCAAGGAGCGCAAGGCGGCGCTTGCGGGCGGCATCCGCGCCTGGTGCGAGGACAACAAGACTTTGATCCTACCAAAGGGCCGGAAGACCGCCAGATTCCTCACCGGCGAGGTGGCCTGGCGCGCCGGGAGCAAGACCGTGGAAGTCACGGGCGAGGCGCAAGGGATCATTGCCCTTTTCAAGAAAAAGCGCCTGAAGCGCTTCGTGGAGACCAAGGAATCCATCAAGAAGGCCGCCATCCTCCAGGAACCCGAAAGGATCCAGGATATCGAAGGCATCGCCATCCGGGTGGGCGAGGAGGCCTTCGCCATCCGTCCCTTCGACATGGCGGCGGATCAGGCGGCGTAGCCCGGACGATGGCCTTGTCCCTCCGGCCACGGGGTTCGATGGTCCCCGGTTGCGGATTTGGAGGGAGGGCCGGGGGTTCGGTTTGTCCCCTGGCCCGCTTTTTTTTATCGCATCACGCATTGGAAACGAGGAATCGCTGTGTCTAAAAGTATGTCCGAAAACGAACGAGAAGAACAGAAACACATCGCGGAGTGTCGCGCCGTCTCGGATGGCGTTCATGACTACCTTGCTCGCGCGCATGGGGCGCGGTATTCGGCGCCCGTGATAGAGGGCGTATTACTCGCCCTCTATCGGCGCTACGCCATGGATACGACGAACATGACGCTCTTGAATCTGCTGGGACGGCATTAGTTTTTTGTGGAGGATTCACCATGGAAATCATCCTGCCCGCCATCCTGCTCTTCGGCGCCACCGGCTACGTGGCCGAGGGGCGCTGGCGCCGATACGCCCGCCCGGCGCATCAGGCGGCGCTGTGGCTGCCGGCCCTCGGCTGGCACGGCTACGTGTGTTTTTGGCACGCCGCGCACCCCGCGTTCCTTTTTGCCAGTCTTTGCTTTGCCGTGGGCGCCGCCGTGTTCGGCTTTCGCGTCGGGCGGGCCCTGGTCCGCATCGCCGCCTGGCGGGGGGCCCTGAAATCCCCGCGCGGCAATTGGCCGGGGTTGTGGTGGGGGCTGACGCCGGGGGCGAGCCTGATGGCGGTGGGGGCCTTGGCGCTTCTCCATCTCTGGTTGGAGAGGCTGCTTATAGTGAGTGGTGAATAGTGAATAGTGAGTAGTGAATGGCGCGTAGCGCGTAGTGAACCGTAGAACCCCGAACGAGAGAGAAAAAAGATGAACACCCTATCCCCCACCGATAGCGACATGATCCGCCATGTCTGCGAGACCTGCGTGGATTGGCTCCCCACCTTTTTGCATCTGGGGCCGGACGCGCTATGCGAGGAGGAGGGCTGGTGCAATGGGGACGGCGCGTATCGGGAATCCTATTCCTGGTGCCGGAAGTGGCGGGGCCGGGAGGTGTGGGGCCGGGTCGGCGCGCCGCTGCCGTGTCGGGGGACGATCGAGGTGGCCGAGGCGGCCGAGGCGGTTCCCGCGCCAGGGCGGAACGGGTAGGTTTATTGGTGGATGCGCGTAGCGATCCACCCTTCTATGAGGCCGTTAAAGTCAACCCCCTGGTTAATCAAGTCTTCGTTAACCGCTGAACATCCAAATACTCCTGCCTTACCTGAACAGTTACCCACGTTTGGTAAAAAATATGCATTTGGTATCGTTGCTGGGTTCTGAAGTTCGGTGCGCCTGACGAGGAGGCGGCATTCAACCTTCTATCCGTGTCGGGATAAACCCGAGCACCACAATCTGCATTCGCTTTATGCGTTGCCTCGAGTGTGAGCCGCAGGCATCAATGGCTCAGTCTTAAACGGTGCGACCAATCGTTTACAGGATGTGAACGATTGGTCTAATCCTACCTGTGCGGGTCCGTACCTGTACAGAACCACTTGCTCGAACTCGCCACAAGCGGGGTATGTAGCCAGCGTCGAAGGGCGACCGACGGCGACGGAGGGGCCAGGCAAGCGGGAGTTCGGGAGGTGTCGCCCAATTCGTAATATCCTGGGGCCTTTGGTGTGTGCCAAGGTTCCTGAGGTGATGAAGCATTGGTGGCCCCCCTATCTATATAAACCCATGGCCATCGCAGCGCAAGATATACGGCTACTTGCGTTGCACACTACGGGTGTTTGGCGGTGTCGCCT